GGCGCCTGCAATGCGGGCTTCTTCGCGCGATCCGATAAAGGGCTTTTCCGCCTTTGATGGGCGCGATACAGTGTGGTCGGCCATTGGTGCTGTGTCCTCAGCATCGGTGTTGGGGTCTGGCGGCGTTCGAGCGCCGCCAGACCCCGCCAGTATCACCCATTCCGGCCGTCCCGTCAATTAACCTATTGCCAACGCGCCCGGATTCTGCCTATCGTCCTATCGCGTCATTTTTCTGGCGCTTCGTCGTGATGTGGGACGTGCCCATATCCCCGGCTGAGATGGGCCGCTAACCATCTCTCCGCACCGCCCTGCGCCATGGGCAATCGCCATCCCCATTCAGGCTCGATGTGTCTCATCGTGTTTGAAACCAGCGCAGGAGTATAATCCTTTGGCAACCACGAACTATGGGACTAATAACCCATTAGCGGTCAAGCTTTGGTCAAAAATGCTTTCAGTCGAAGCACTGAAAGCAACGTGGATATATCGGTTCATCGGCGACGGTACAAACGCGATGATCCAAGTAAAAGATGAGACCAGCAAAAGTGCTGGCGACCAAATTACTTACGGGCTGCGCATGCAACTCACCGGCAACGGTGTTTTGGGCGACGGAACACTTGAGGGCAACGAAGAAGCACTTACGACTTACTCCGACGCTCTCGTGATCAACCAACTTCGCCATGCCGTTCGTTCGCAGGGCCGCATGTCGCAACAGCGGGTTCCGTTCTCGGTGCGCGACGAAGCGCTGTCGGGTCTCCGGGACTGGTGGGCGGACCGAATCGACTGGTCGGGCTTCAATCAACTTTGCGGCAATCTGGGCCCGAGCACGCCATCGCTGACGGTATCGGACATCCGGTGGACCGGCTTACAGGCGACGATCGCGCCGGACTCGAACCATTACACCAACGCTCAGGGCGGTGTGAACGATACCACGCTGACCTCGGCCAACGTGTTCAACCTGACAATGATCGATGTCGCGGTCGAGAAGGCCAAGACGCTGACGCCGGCGATCAGGCCGGTTGGGGTGAAGGGCAAGAAGTACTACGTGACATGGTTGCATCCCTATCAGGTCACCGATCTGCGCACCTCGACGGCGACCGGCCAGTGGCTGGATATCCAGAAAGCCGCGATGACCGGCGGCCTGGTCGATGAAAACCCGATCTTCGACGGCAGCCTCGGCGTCTATAACGGCGTCATCCTCCACGAGGACTACCGCGTCACGCAGGGCTACAACCCCACCGGCCTCGCGGCGATCACGACTGTTCGGCGTGCCGTATTCGCCGGCGCCCAGGCTGGCATGATCGGCTTCGGTCGCGACAACGCGATTAACAAGTTCACCTGGGTTGAAGAACTGTTCGACTACGAAAACCAGTTGGGCGTCTCCGCCGGACTGATCATGGGGCTGAAGAAGACCGTGTTCAACGCGGCCGACTTCGCGACCATCGTGCTTTCTTCGTATGCCGCTGCGCATACCACCTGATCGGAGCATACGAACATGGCAACGTGGACAGGCGTTAACGTTAACACGGGGGCGGTCGAACTTCCGAAGGCCAACGTGGAAGGCGTCACGGAAGAAATCTACATCGCGGCGGTCACGACGGCCCTGGCGAGTGGCGACATCATCACAGGCCCCGTGGTGCAGGGTGGGGGCACCAACGGCCAGGGAGCGATGTTCCTGACCGGGGTGAAGGCGGCGGTGGATGCGTTGGACTCAGCGGCGTCAAAGTTGATCCAATTCAACGTCGGCTACATCGACAATGCGGGCACATACCACGGAAGCGCGTTCATCGCGGCCGGCAATACGATCGCCGGGGCTGGCGGCATCCAGTCAGCCAATGTTCCCGCGTCCTATGGCCAGACGTTCGCGAATAATATCACGGTGGCGGCGTCGATCACGGCCAGCGCGGGAACCGCCGTCGCCGGGAATTTTCGCCTCGGCGCTTCGTTCACGGCAAGCCCTTAAGGAGCATCACAATGGCGAAACCAGCGAAGTTCAAGGTCGGGTCCAGCGGTTCGGGCCACCATACCGAAATGCAGGGCTCCGGCGAGGGGATGGGCGGTCCGGCGTCGCGACCCTCCGAGATGGGCCCGCGCATCGGGGCCGGGGTTCTGGGGCGCCGTGTGCGGCCGGAATATGACCGCGATGTCGAGAAGCCGGGGTCCGGCGAAGGCCGGATGCCACGCCGCATGGAACGCGAAGAAGAAGGCTGAACCCATGGCGCTGGCGCACGGCGCGCGCCGGCTGCCCTGGCGCGGAATTGACGGGATGGAGCGCGCGGTTCGGGCCGCGCGTTCTGGTGCGCGCCAGTGGCGATAATTGACATCTCATATCAGCGTGACCCTGCGACAGGTCAGGTTCTGTTCGACGCCAACGGTTATCCGATTTATGGGACGAACGCTGGCGCCAATACCTACGGCGCCATGCAGGCCCGCGTTCAGAACGAAGTGCTGGGTCCGGCGACCATGGCTCAGATTCAGAACGCGATCCAGGACGCGATCCTCGAATACGAGCGCGAAAGTTTCGACTTCAACCGGATGCGCTATTTCGGCGATGTCACCGGATCAGACAGCGATCTGGTGACGGTCCAGGGCAAGGAGTTCTACAGCGACGCCGATCTGCCGGTGCTGGTGAACTATCCGCACATCACGAAGATACTCGTGCTGGCGTTCGCGAATAGGTATCCGCTTATCCAACGCACGCCACAGTGGATCGACGATCAATCGATAAGTACGACGTGGCAGGGATTGCCGACGGACTGGGCCTGGGACTCCGGTGCCCTTCGCTTGTACCCAGTGCCGAATGGCGGATATCCTCTGATCATTGACGCGACGATTCGTTTCGCGCCGATGGTGAACACCTCCGATTACAGTGTGTGGTCGAACAGGGCGGAGCGGCTGATCCGGGTCGAGGCGAAGCGGCTTTTGTTCCGCGAAATCAACCGCGACGAAGGCCAGGCGGCCGCCATGACGAAAGAACTCATGGGCGATCCGGATGTCGGGAGGCAAGGAATTCTGGCTATGTTGCGTCGCGAAGCAACTCGCAGGGCCGGCGGCCCCGGCAAGCTGCGGGCGAGTCGGAATTATTTCTGATGACCATCATGCAAGTCGCCGAATGGGCACCTGACATGCCGGACTTGTCGGAAGCGACATCGATCGCGACCGGCGTCATCGCGTTGACACCGCAGAGTTACGGCCCATTGAACTCGCTTGTGCCCTTCTCGACGAATGAAATCGACAACGAGTGTATCGGCATGGGGTCGGGAGAAGACACGTCACTCAACGATCATATTTTCGCTGGCACAACGGACAAACTTTACCATACCCCGACAGGGGCCATAGCATGGACTGATGTCAGTGGGTCGACTTACGCTGCCGCGAACGGGGAAAACTGGCGGTTCGCGCAGTACAACAATCTGATGATCGCGACGGACTTCGACGATCCGATTCAATCGTTCAACATGTTGTCCGGCAGCACATTCGCCGAGTTATCGACCGACGCGCCGAAGGCGCGCCATCTCGCGGTCGCGAAGACCTTTCTGATCACGGCCAATACCAATGATCCCGTAGGGGGCAAGAATCCAGCGCGGCTGTGGTGGTCGGCGAGCGGCGATCCGACGAACTTTCCGACGCCAGGAAGCACGGAAGCGCAGCAGACACAGTCAGATTACAGCGATGAGCTTGGCCCGCAGGGGCCAATCGCGGGTCTTTCACCCAATCTGGCGGGATGCGACTGCGCGGTGTTTTTTGCCCGCGGTGTTTTTCGCATGATCTATGTTGGGCCGCCGGATGTCTTCGACTTCTATCCAGCGGCGGCGGTGAAGGGGTGCCCGGCCCCCAACAGCATCGCGGCGTTGGAGTCTGTTGTCTATTATCTCGCCGAGGATGGCTTCTATGCGTTCGACGGCAACACCAGCACGCCGATCGGCGCGAACAAGGTTGACAAGTGGTTTTTCGCCAATGTCGATCAATCGCATCTTGAACTGGTCATCGGCGCCCCGGACATCGCGAACAAGGCGATCATCTGGATTTTCAAGTCGATCTATACCGGGAACATTCGTCCGGACATGATGTTGCTCTACCGCTGGGACATCCAGCGGTGGACCATGGCGCCGAACATCGGGCAATGGATTTCGCGCATCCCGGTCACCGAATCGTCGGGTGGTAGCCCGCCAGCGGTCGCGCCGCTGGTCAGCGGTCTTATTCAACTCGCCGCTATCCACACCCAGGGCGCCCTTGGCTTTTTCAACGGCCCTCTGCTGCCCGCGCAGGTCGGCACGAAGGTTGTCCAGATCACGCCAAATGCCCGCTCGTTCGTTAACAGGACACGACCCCTGGTCAATTCAGCGCCTCCGCAGGCGCTGCTAACGACGGAATCGGGGACTTACATCGTGACGGAAGCCGGCAATTCGCCGCCGGGGCAAATCCTTGAGACGGAATCGAACTCGGCCACGATCACGGTGGCGATGT